GACGTAGAATTTGCAGGAACTGGCCCGATGCCATATAAACCTGAAAATACTCCTGTTAATTATACACAGGTTATTCAAGGTGGCACCTTACGTTATATTCCTCTAACTTACGCTCTTGCTGCTCGTGCTTCTTTTGAGCTTTATGAAGACGATCAATATGGCGTAATTAAACAGATTCCTAAAGCACTAGCGCGTAGTCAAAGGTTCACGGAAGAAATGGTTCCGTGGAATATCTTTAATCTTGGCTTTTCAACCGTCAAAACGATTGATGGTGTAAGTCTCTTTAATAACCAACATCCTCTTCTTGGTGGACCAACGGCCACAAACTACGGGCCTGGCCTATCAGGAGTTATTTCTGCTGCGGGAACCTTTCCTAATCGTCCCGCAGTAGATGTTGATTTGAGCCTTGCGGCTGTAATTGCAATGACAAATCAATTTGAACGAATTGTAGACGGTGTTGGTCTTCCTATTGTTCTTAAGCCTAAAGCTCTGGTTATTCCTCCAGCGCTTCGCTTTCTTGCAAGAGAACTACTAGGAAGTCCCGGTAAACCGGGAACTGCGACCAATGAAATTAACGCATTGCTTGGTGAAGATCTTGGCTATATGGTTGGCCATTATCTCACCTCTGACACTGCATGGTTTGCAGTTTGTGCAAAAGATATGCATCAGCTTAAATTCATGTGGCGTAAAAAACCTGACATGGATTATGATGATGACTTTGATACGGATGCACTGAAGCAAAAATCTAAGATGCGTTTTGCTGCTGGTGCTTCTCATTGGCTTGGAGTTTGGGGTAGCAATGGCCCGTAGATTCTGATGGTTTGTTTACATTAGAAAGAAAGAGGTATGGCAGCTAACTCCGCATAAAAACTAAAGCCAGAGCGAAAAAAGGAGCCTTTTTTAAACCTGAAAGGAGTCTGTGATGGGTGGATTGGATGATAAATTAGGAACCTCTCCCGAAGTTAAAGCTGATGTAGCTGATCAGGTTAATGTTACAGAAGCTGCTCAACAAGCAACGCCTGCAAAATCTAGTGCTCTGAGTAAAATGAAGGCTGAAATTCATAAAGTAGAAGATGAAGTTGAAGAAGCTGTACATGGTGAAGATCCTTCGGATATTGTGTTTACTATGCAGACTAGCGATGGTAAGCATATTGTGACAGTGAAACCTCAGCAAGGTTTGAATTACAAATATTATGCTGAATGCAAGTGTGCATGGCAGGGACGATTTAAACATCTTAACGAAGCAGAAGCTGGCGCGGTAAAACATATTGAAACTAAATAAGATTCCATTTTAATTCTCTTTCTTCGCCTACCTTCGCGGGTGATACGAAGCAAACGAGAGTTAATAATGGATAGGGCAGAAGTTAGGCTTAAGGCTCCTTTTCTTCTGCCCGCCTTTTATAATATGACTGACCCTTCATACTAAAGGAGCCTTCGCTATAATAATCTAATGCCTAATCAACCAATCGTAGTAACGACAGCTTATCGTGGTGATAGATCGTTTCATCAAGTTGAATATCATTATTGTTCTCGTTGTGGTTCTCGTGTAAAGATTTCTGAAATGGTTTGGCAGCGTGGTTTATTACTCTGTAAGAAGTGGGACTGTGTTGATTATGGTAATCATGGAAATTATCTAGTTGGTCAAAGAGAAGCTAACATAGCACAAGTATTAGAAATTCCTACCCACGAATTAGAACCGAATGAAAAGTTAGTAACTCCACTGGAAAGTGGAAGTAATACGGATGACGATATTATATTCTAGGAGGTTTTAACATGGCTCAGAGAATCTCTGTAAGTCCTGTTTGGCAGATTTTGGATGAAAATAACGTAGATATTATTGCATCTCTTAACGTAGATGGTAGCGTAACAGTACCACAAACTCCTGCCGGAGCAGCAAATACTAATCCTAGTGTTGCAACTCCTTCTCTTATTGCTAGAGTTCTTCTTACTAGCGCGCAGTTACTTGCGCTTAAAACTACGCCAGTTCAGCTACTTCCAAATCCAGGAGCGAATCAGGTTATTTATGTCGAAGAAATTACGCTTCGATATCTATTCTTGACTGCGGCGTACACGCTTAATGCCGGCACATTTAAGCTCTTTCTTGGTGCTGTTGCTAATGCTAAAGCAATCTCTGCTGATCAATCAGCTATCCTAACTGCGGTTGCTAATGGTTCTGTCATTGGTATTACTGGTTTACCTGCAGGTTCGGCAGCAACACCATTAACAGATGTACAAGCACTCGGACAAGGTGTTTTTGCTGGTAATGATGGTGCAGCTAATTACACCGTAGGTGCGGGAACTCTCGAAGTAGTTCTTACTTACGCTATTGTTAATGTCTAGCTTCGCTAGAAAAGGAGCCTTCTAAGGAGATAATCTATGGCTGATTTCACTGGAAATCCTCTTATAGTATTATCCACTGACGTAGCAGCTTTGGCAGCTAATAGCGGCAGTGGAAATAATCCGGGAGACGTTGTTACTATTAATGGTGCTTTTTATCTTGTCGTATGGCGTGGACCGCAGAAGATTTTTCAAGTTGAATTTATGCAGTATATTGCAGATGCGGATCAAGCTACGCTTTTCAGATATGATAACATTGATGGTAATTCTCCACGTCAATTTATAAATCTTAATGGTGCAAGTGATCTTCAGACCGTAAGATCTGGTAATGCTGGTTGGGTTAATAATGGTTTGTTAGTAAAGAACAACGGAATAACAAACGGTCGGCTTAACGTATTTCATGCTTAAAGGAGCTTCGCTATGAAAAGAATTTTTCTAGCTTCGCTATTAGCTGCGATATTAGTTTGTTACGCGAAGTTTAGCGATGCTCAGACTATCCAATATGTCTATTCAGCAGTTACGCATAATAGTACTACCGTAAGCACTTCTTGTGGAGATTTTCTTTCTTCTTGTAATATTATTGGTACGGGAGCGCAATTTCACCAATTAAGTTGGAATGTTACAGGAACACTTTCAGCGTGTTCTGTACGAGTTGATAGTAGTGCTGATGGTATAACTTGGAACACTGGCGATATTATCGCTGCGCAAACTTGTACTAGTAATGGTAATATTACTTCTACAGCACTAACAGTTAATTTTGTACGTGTCAATATTACATCTATAACTCCTGTTAGTACAGCTTCGCTAACTACTAATCTTACAGGTTATGCTAATAATCCTGCTGGAGGTGGTGGAGGCGTTACTTCGTTCTCTGCTGGAACATTATCTCCGTTATTTACAACTTCAGTTGCTACACCAACGACGACACCGGCATTATCTTTTACTTTATCTAATGCAGCAGCAGGAACAGTATTAGGCAATAATACTGGTGGATCAGCGGCACCAGCATATCAAACTAATATTACACTAACTCAAGGAAGTATAGTAGCTAATACTCCAGCTATTAGTAGCACACAAACTTGGAATGCTTCAGGCGTAGCATTTACAAATTTACTCTTTAATACAACTTGTACCGCAGCAGCAACGGCTTCGAAGATTTTAGATATGCAGATTGGTGGTGTTAGTGCGCTTAATTTAGTTTTCGGCGCAGCTAATTGCGGAACATCTACGACATTAAATATTGGTAAGGTTGGTGCTGGTGGTATTGCTGCGCTAGTTGGTGGTACTAGTGGAAGCGCTACAATGAGTGCACCTGCTGTAGCAGGAACAGTTACTAATCCAGTTACTAATAGTAATGTTTTGGCTGGTCCAAATGGTAGTTGTACTGCACCAACTTATGGGTATACCACTAACGGAAATTTTGGAACTGCATTTAGTTCTAATAATAGTAATCAGTTACTAATTTGTAGCGGTGGTGCTTCTTCTGTTCCATATGCATTTAGTGCTGGAAATGGTTTTACAGCAGCATCAAACTGGCCTATTATGTGGGCAAGTGGGACTGATGTAAGTCTTGCTGTTACAATTGATACTGCTATAAGTCGTTCAGCCGCAGGTGTTGTTGCTGTGGGAGTTTCAAATGTGGCTGGAAATGAAGCAGGATTATTACGTGATGCTAATGCTTGTCGGGTAACAGCAGATATAACACTTCCGGTTAATACTGCTACAACTGTATGTACTTGGTCTTTGCCTGCGGTAGCAAAAGCATGGGCTTGGCAGTGTAAAATTCCTTGGGCTATAACAGCAGGTTCAGGAACTAATACTCTTGCTATTATAGCAAATGCTTCACAAACTCCGACTGGAACTACTAATGGTTCTGCGGAAATTAAAACAACTAATACTAATACTGCTACTGAAGCAGTTACTGCAATTTCTGCCTCTGGTACAACTACGTTGCTAACGAGCGGAACAATTACACCAGCAGCTACAGTATTTCAATCTTCTACCTCGGGAACATTACTTGCTTCTGCAACCGCAGGTACTTTTGCTATTCAAATGACAGCCGCAGGAACGACAGCAACGGCAGCAGCTAAAGCTGGAGCGACTTGTTATATATATTAATATCATGAGAAAATTAATATTATTTCTGCTAATATTAAGTTCTTATATTGTGTTTGCACAAACTACCTCTGTCACTGGAACAATAATGTATCCAGATGGACAGGTGTTTACTAATGGTACTGTTACTGCTGCATTTACACCTAGCAGTGGAAATATCTCTGTTTTCACTTATAAATTAAATGGTGCAGCTTTCCCATATAATGTAAATGGAACTATGAATGGTTCGGGTACTTTTACTCTTACCCTAACTGATGATCATAGAGTTACACCATTAGGCGGTCAGTGGACTTTTACAGTTTGTAGTAATGCTAATCTACCTTGTGCTAGTTCACTTCAAGATGTATTTGGGCCTACGATAGACCTTAGTGGGCCGATTAATGCATCTATTATTAGTGCTATTGGAAATTCGTTTAACTATCCTAAGTTCTATAATGATACAGAAGCAGCACTAAATTTAGGCCCGGGTATTGCATATTATAACCTTAATACTAATAAGATTAGGTTTTTTAATGGCACTATCTGGCAAGACATCTCCACCGGAGGTGGGGGTGGAAATATAAATCCCGGTACTAATAATTCTCAATTTCCTACATGGAATACGGGATCATCTTTATGGGTGCCACAAAATAAAGCTATTTATGACACTAGAGATTGGATGACTTGCGATGGCAACGGAGTTACTGGAACTGATGCTAGCGCAGGTATAAATAGTTTACTATCTACGATAGGTACAAATGAAGCAACTATTCGTTTTGTTGGTTCTACAACTTCAAGCGCGACTTGTCGTATAGGAAATACATTTTTTCCACAGAATGTTACATTAGATTTTTCTGGTGGTGGAGCTATTCAGCTTATAAGTTCTAGTACTGCGATAGGCGGTGGAACTTATGTTAGTGGTACTAGCGTAGAATGTGGTTCAGGAACTACGTGTGCTTTACCAGCGTTAGGTGTTACAACAGGAAATACATTACTTGTTGCCGAAGCGCCGTATCCGGGATTCACTTTTAAAACTACAAAAGTAACGGATAGTTGTGGGAATTTTTATATACATGTTTTTCAATCTCTTGCCAATCAACCACGTAATCAAGGATTATGGGTAGCATCAAATGTTACTGGAGGAAGTTGCACAATTACAGCAACTGCTAGTGGTTCATTAACTACTCACATGATGCTTGCAGCACAAATATCTGGTATGGGACCAGTTACTTCTGCTGATACGAATGCTTCTAATAATGCTACTGGAACTACTATGAGTAGTGGTTCAGTTACTACGCTTACAGGAGCATTCTTATTTGCTTTTGGTGGTGAACCTTTTGTTACTAAAACTTGTACGGTTGGAGCAGGTTATACACAACCTGCTGGACTGGCAGGACAATCAACTAGTGGATTTATTTGTGCAGAATATAATAATGCTTCTGCCGGAGGATCAACTTCTGCAACGCAAACTATTAGTGTGAATCCTTCTCCGGGAACTTGGGTTTATAGTTTAGTATCTCTAAAACCTGGAAATGCTACAGCAACTATTTGGGGAGGTATAATTGATCCAGACCAGCATCAAATACTTTATAATGCTGATAGTCAAACTGGTCATGGTGTAGTTGATTTTACTGGTTCAGGAATTACATTTGATGTATATCCAGAATGGTGGGGAGCGTCGGCTAATGCTACTCCAGCTTTAAATACGACAGCTTTACAAGCTGCTATTTGGGCAGCATTTGGTGGAGGTAAAACACAAGCACGTACAAATGCCAGTGGTCTATCAACATATAATCGACCATTGCGTCTTGGGCAGATGTACACAATTAGTGATGAACTTAAATTATACGATGTCTTAGGTTTTAAGATTTATGGTATTAATAGGCTTGCTACTGGAATAACGCAGAGTGGTGTTAATAAGCGTATTATTGACGGACAATCAGATGCTTATGGTTTATTTGAAAATTTATCCTTTTCAAATAGTTCCTCTAATACTGGTTGTCAAGTAGATTTAGATTATGACGGAGTCACAACACATGGCGATTTAGCACCACAATTTATTGATTTTAATCAGGTTAATTTTTTGGGAAATGGTATTACTGGTTGTGGTCTTTTAATAGCTAAATCTGGTGGAGGGGCACAAGGTTCTAATATTTATTGTCGAGATTGTGAATCTATTAGTTATACTACTGCTGCATGGCAAATTGGTACTTCGACTAATTTTGCGACTAACGCATTAGCAATTGGCTATAGTGGCGATATACAAGGTTGTCTTAATGCAGGTATTCTTTCTTATGGAGGCGGGTATATTTCTTTTGGAGATGGAGTAGAAGAATCTTCAATGGAAAACGGGTTTGATGCAAATAATGCAGTTGGTTATCAAACTGGCTTTGATATGTATTGTATTTTAACGCAAGGTCCATGTTCTATGGATTATATGCGTTCAGAAAGTCGTCGTCTTATTTCAGGTAATGATATTGTATTACATAAGTCTCGGATGATTAATCAGGCAACTTTTTTGCCTCCGGGAGGAACTTTTCCAGTAAATAGTTTAGTAACTTTTAGTACAGTTGGAGGAGATGGAGCTTATTATAAAGTAACAAATAACGGTGGTCCTGCTGGTGGTGTGGGAACTCCTACGGCTCCATTACGTGCTAGTAGTGGTACAGCAACTACGTTAGTAGATACAAATCAAACAATTGCTGGTGCTGTTACTATTCTTAAATTTGGTATTGTTAATAATGAAGTTGTAACGCAAAATGTTACTGGTGCTAGTGCAACAGTTTTAGGTGCGCCTAGTTCTAATGCAGTTATTACTGGTACTCTTACTAGCGGAAATTTAATCTTTGCAGATACTGCACAGCAGGCTGTTACAGGAGTAACTTGTACTATTGGGGCGGGAAATACAACTACAACTTTTAATTGTAGTAATTTTAGCGGTACTGCTGATGGTACACATGTATGGACGGATTTAACATCACTTGGTACATTTACTCCTAGTGGTGTACCAGTATTTGCGGCATCTTCAATGTTAATTACTGCTGCTACAGGAGCACCGGATAATACGCATGATTGGGTTGGTGCAACTAATGGAGGGCATTTCACACCTACAGGATTACCAATTAATCAAGCAAATTTTACAGTAAATGCTTTTGCTGGTATGACAACTTCAGTCTTAACAGGAAAAAATGCGGGATGTTATAATACTGTCGCTTCTAATACGGCAACTAGTATAACTCTTAATTCTAGTTGGATTACTCGTTATGATAAGTTAGGATGTCCTACACCGGATACTAGTTCTACATTTATAGTGGAGCCAACTTCCAATCATGGTACTATTACTGACGGTGGTACGACTTTAGTATATTTAAATGAAAATGCTATTGATTGTCAGATTAGCATTGGTTCTAAAGGTAGTTGTACGCCTAATGGCCGCCTTGAAGATGTTGTTATAGCTGGCGGACAAATACGCATAGCATTAAATGGTTCTACACTTGATAATGTGTCAGTTTATAGACAAGACTGGCTTGATACTTCTGCTGGTTCACCACAACAGTGTTGTGATCAAGACTTTAATTGGGACGTAAATGTTGTTCCTAGTGTTAGTCCTAATATAGTTCCTTATCAAGGAAATTATTTTCAATCATGGACTTTACCATCAACTACGGGAGTTTCCTATTCTGGTGCTTTACAAAAGCGAATGGGAACTAAACCTCTTATATGGGATATAGGTAATATTAATATTAATAATCCTCCAGCGGGAGCTTCTTCTAATTCAGTATGGATTGGTGGACGGACAGATAGTGGAGCTAGTAATGATCCTACTCGTAATATTTTAGAATATGGAGGTATGCTTGGTAGAGCAGCACCAAAACCTTCGATAACTAATAATTTTAATCCTATAGATCAAGCTGGTGCTGAAACTCCTATAACTGGTGGTCCTTCTACAGGTGCGGGAATTGGTGGTCCGGTTTGTGCTTATACTAGCGTACCAACAGGATCAAGTGCTACTATAAATAGTGGAGCTAAAAGATTCTGTGTAGATGGTAATGGAACAGTAGAATCTTTCTTACCTACTGGTACTCCACCTTTTGCAGCAGCGTCTACGACGCCAGTTATTAATCTTACGACAGTTCCAACTACTTATAATGTATCTGGTACTCAATTAGTAAATGTTCATATAGTAGCAGACTCTTCGAGTTTGGTATCTGGAACTCCAAGCACGAAAGTAATAACACTTTCTGGCGCGGCTATTTTTACATCTAATACTTCGTATAAGTGTGCGGTAAGTAATACAACTAACCCTGCTAACTCGTTAGCAATTACTTATACTGACGGAAGTCACTTTACTATAACTGGACCGAATACAGTTTCGGATAGTTTTAGTTTCAACTGTGTTGGTAACTAACTTAGAAAAGGAGCAGCCTAACTATGAAGGATAAAATTGTAAAATCTGGAAAGAAAGTGAAGATGCCACTTAAGAAAAAGAAGTAAGTATTAACTCCGAAGGAGAATAAACTTTGCCTATTCAAATAAAAGAGAATGGCTATTTTGAGGCGATCTATAATGGTCCTTGGAAGGGGATCAACGTAGAAGAACCTGAAAATCAAATGGCAGATGTTTATTCTCCTAATCTTCAAAATATTATTCTTAAGAATCAAGAATTGCGAACAAGACCAAGAATTACACCACAGATACTTGGAACTCCAGATAACTTTCCTATAGACGTTATTGATACGTTTATGGATAGTAACAATATTACTCATACAGTTATTGTAACTAGAAAGGGTTTATGGCAGCTAAATCCTAATTATCAAATTAACCCACGTAATGCGTGGAATATTATAGGAACCTTCCCCGTCCAACCGGGACCGGATATTCCTGTTGCTCATCAGACATTTCTTAATAAATTTTACTGGACTAACGGTTCTAATAATTTATGGGTTTGGGATGGTATTTCATCTGTTAATACTCCTGTCCCTTGGGTTAAAAATCAAAGAGTATTTGCGAACTTTCGTATTATAGATTCCAATGGTAATGTTCAAATAGTAGTTAAGCCCGGTTTTACTGGTGGTGCTGCTCCTGTATGGTCGTTAGTTATAGGTGGCAATACAGTAGATACGGCTGCTTCACAACCTGCTACTTGGGTTAATAATGGTAAACCGGGACCGGCTAATGGATTCTATAGTACGGCAGTTGTAGATGCTACAAATGGTATCACCTGCGGTGCGTTCTTTCTTGGTATCCTAGCTTCGCGCTTATTGTTGCTTTCAACGATAGAAGGCTCTAGTCAATCCGCTTTTACTCAACGCATAAGATGGTGTCCTTCAGGACTTCCGTCTATTTGGGATGCTAATGTTAATATAGGTGCAGGGTTTAATGATCTTTTAGAAGTTCCAGATATTATAACTGGTTATCTTCCTATCGGAGATAAGACAGGATTCATATTCCGATCTAACGGAATCTCAGAAATGACGGCAGTCAATGATGGTATATTACCCTTTGATTTTAATCATCTGTGGGCTTCTGATCGTGGGATTGGTAACGTACTACCGTTTAGTATTGCCGGATATGGTCCTATTGGGATGTTTATTAGCAATGACGATATCTATAATATATCTATTGGTGGTTTTAAAAATGTAGGAGGGATGGCACGGGATCAAATTTTTACTGATCTTGCGAATGCATCTTCAACGCCGTTAAGTGCGTTTGTTCCAAGAATGGCTAATAATTATATCTATCTAACCTATATGTT